GCTGGTGAGAAACAAATACAAAAAGAAAGATTTGGTAATAAATCCATTATAGGTCAAACCAAAGATGCGGCATCTTCAGTCATTGATGCCAAACTGGCTAAGGAACAAATGGACGAGTTAGCTATACTAATCGATAATCGCTTCGGTTATGGAACATGGCGCCAGATTGTAGACGAAAGAGCAAAACGTTTACAAGAAGAAAAGATGCGTGAAAAAGAGGAACGTGCAGCCGCTATTCGCAAGAGACAAAAGCTGATGAAAGATATTAAGACCATAGGGATTGTCAGTAGTATCATGTTTGGAGTTGTAATGGTTATAGTAATAGGATTAATCGTATGGATTGGGTAACAGCAGATTTAATTGATGCTATGAACAACACAAGTTGGTTTGATGGTATCGGAACAATAGTCGTATTGTTACTTGCATATGCGGCATACAGATGGATAAAGAAAAATGTTTGAAGGTCTTTTATTCGCTTCAACACTTAACATGATGACTTGCAATCTGAAAAGTGGTAAGATTGAAGATGTGGGAACAAGTCAGAATCCTATGTATCAGAGAGTTTGCGAATACATATGTCAGGACTTCTCAAAGGTATTTCAGAACACAAGCAAAGAATATCAGTGTCCACCTATTCTTCACGAGAGAGTAGAGAGACCTAAACCTAAATCTATCTACAAAGGTAGTGGCCCAAACTTTTGGCAAAAAAAGTAAAAATAATGCTTGACAATTCCTTCTTGTTATGATAATATGATTATATTGTTTGATAAATTGAAAGGAAAATGATTATGATTTCATCAACATTAAAACAGGAACTCCTCTCCTTGTCTTCTTTTGAAGAACTAAATGAGGTAATGAAGTTTGCACAAGATGCACTCTCATTGAAAAACAAAGTCAACATCAATCTTGGTGACGAAGTTTATATCGTTCGTAAGAATGGAAAAACTCTTGGCACTGTTGAAAAAGTAAACCAGAAAAAAGCGATTATTAAAATCTATGATGGTCAACGTTACAGCGTTCCATTCACAATGTTGGAGGCTGCATAATGGCTCATCAGGTAGAAACAATGGCATACGCAGGGGAAGTTCCGTGGCATGGCCTCGGTGTCCCTGTCTCAAATGACCTAACACCTCAACAGATGCAACAGAAGGCAGGTCTTGACTGGACAGTCGAGAAACAAGACCTTGTGACTGCATCTGGTGCAAAGGTCGATGGTAAACAAGCACTGGTTCGCACATCTGATAACAAAGTTTTAGATGTTATTGGTAAAGGTTGGAATCCAGTTCAGAATGATGAGGCGTTTGACTTCTTCTCTGAGTATGTTCTTGCAGGTGATATGGAAATGAACACCGCAGGTTCACTTAGGGATGGTAACATGGTCTGGGCTCTTGCGAAAGTAAAGGACTCCTTCACTATTCTTGGTGAAGACCAAGTTGACTCTTATCTCTTGTTTTCAAATCCACACCAATATGGTAAAGCAATTGATGTTCGGTTCACACCTATTCGTGTGGTCTGTAACAACACACTTTCTTTGTCACTTGGTCAAAAGGTAGAAAAGTCTGTATCTTTGAACCACCGCACACAGTTCAATCCTGACTCTGTAAAAGAGACATTGGGTATTGCGTCTGAAAAATTCCAACTATATAGAGAGACTGCCGAGTTTCTTTCAACCAAGAGGTTTACAGTGGAATCACTCGTTCAATACTACAATGAGGTCTTTCCTCGCACCTATCAAGGTAAGAAGGAAATCTCTGTCAAGGACTTTACTGACTTGTCTTCTAATGGACAGAAAGCGTATGAAGTTCTGGATACTCAGCCAGGCGCACAGTTTGGTGAGGGAACATGGTGGCAAGCACTGAATAGTGTCACCTATCTGACCGACCACCAACTTGGTCGTGAGGCAGACACACGTTTGACCTCTGCATGGTTCGGTGCAAACCAATCACGCAAAGTGAAAGCAGTTGAGAAAGCAGTGGAGTATGCGAACGCTGTTTAATCTCATAAATCGTTGGAGAGGGGTGTTCTTTGAACACCCTGACCCAATCGAAGAAAATATCGGAGAAGATGTAAGACCACATTGGGTTATGTCTACTCAAGATAAATATCGTTCGCAGGAAGAAGAAGAGTTCTAATGTTTAATCAAATACCAAATGTGACCTTCCAAACAAGAGTTCGAGACGACAGTTTGTTTGGAGATAATCCCTTTCGATGGGAAGAAGTAACAACCGATGAACTATGGGGAAAAGGACGACACATCGTCTTTAGTTTGCCTGGCGCATACACTCCAACCTGTTCCACCTATCAACTACCAGATTATGAAAAGATGACCGCCGATGGCGAGTTTGCGAAGTTTGGTATCGATACAGTAAATTGTATTTCCGTCAATGATGCGTTTGTCATGAACTGTTGGGGACGTGACCAAGGTATCGAAAATATTCGATTGATTCCTGATGGCTCAGGCACATTTACTCGTCAGATGGGTATGCTTGTTGATAAAGATAATCTTGGTTTTGGAATGCGTTCATGGCGATATGCGATGATTATCGATAATGGTTTCATTGAAACATTCTTACCCGAAGAAGGATTTATTGACAATTGTCCTGAAGACCCTTATGGAGAATCTAGTCCTCAGAATGTATTGGATATTTTGTCGGAGAATAATCTTTAGATAGAATAAATCGACTTGCATGGTTTGAGACCAATTGTAATATTGCGACTCTTTGGTGCAAGTCTTTTTCTATCTGTTGACACAACAACTCTGTTTCATGTCCTCGAAGTTGTTCCATATTGATTTTGGTGTCCTGCATAAATGGTGTTAGGTCAATGTCGTCTGGTAGATTTAACTTTCGAGGTTCGATAAAGAACTGGTCATCAATCATATATAAATCATCTTCGATATATCTTGGTTTGTCCCACAATTCACACATAATCTCTTTACCATCAAATTCATAGAAGTCATCTGGTAAGACTCCAAGACCATTCTCTTTGACCACACTATTCTCATCAACAAAGTTTACAAGTAAAGGAATGGCCGTATCGATTGAACCATAATGAGAATGAAACTTTACATTATATTCTCGTGTAAGGTCGGCAAAAGATTGGTCGAGTGCAAATCCACACATATTGATATTGACAGTTCGTTTGAATGGCCCTGAGAATGATTCAAGAAAGTTCATCAGTTCTGCCTTGTTTGGTATCATAATGTGTGAGGGTGGATACTGAAGTAGGTCATGAAGTCCCTGCATCATATCTTCATTTTCTTCTTGACTGAGGTCATGACCTATTGCAAATGACCCGTGGACATGCGCTTTCATCAAGGCAGGTAAGAGTGATGTAAGTAAAGCAGATGCGTGATGTAAGTTTCTAGAATGAATGACCTTTGAATCGGACTTGAACTCAAATACATCTACATTGCGTTTCGATATTTCATATACCTCTTTGTGTGAAAACAAGATTGGTCGAGAGGGTTTTGTTGAACCACTAGTAGAAGATAAAAGAAATGGGTCAGTCGGTTCTATCGAGACATTGTAAGTCTGTTCAGGCCAGTGACCATTCTTATCTAGTTGAGGTGTCTTTCTTACATCAATTGATTTGCCACCATATAGTCTTATCATCTTATCGTGTAGACCATCATATATCCCTGACATGTCTAATGAGGAGTCGTAGATAAAATAATCAGATGGGCCGTGTAGTGCAAGTTTCGTATATGGAAGGGACAATTCAGTAGCAGGACTATCTAGAATAATTATTTTAAGACCAAGTTCTGCACATGCGAAGATAGATGCGACATGATAAGTTGAAACAGGTAAAATTGATATTGTAATGAGGTCACCTTTTTTTGCACCTCGGTCTGTGAGAAGTGCCTTGACCTTATCAATTTTTACACATATTTCAGATTTACTTTCGTTGTCAAAAATAATATCATCAACTATGATACTACGATTTAATGTGTTTTGCATGAATCTTACATCCTATAAATTCATTATAATACATATCATTCAAAAGAACATCGTGTTCGAACTGGAGTTTGGCCTCGTAGTAAGAACACTCACCTTTGGTTTGACAAAGACGAAGTATCTCACGTTCAAATGATGCACCCTCTTCAATAAGAGTCTGAACAGTTTCACTTGAACCACAGTAGTCTCTCCAGTTAGATTCTACTCGTGAAACTCTTTTTCTTTTTTTACCTTTAAGTGGTGGAAGTTTACGACTTGACCAAAAGAATTTTTTACCAATATATTTTTTACCATTTTTCAGATTCATCAAACAATAGACAAACCCTTGATAACTCTCTAATAACTCATCAGTCGGAAGAAACGTCTTCCCCTGATATGACCACTCGTGTATCATTTTTTTCAATCCAGTAATATCTGTCTTCATGGTGTAACACTAGTGCATCAAGAGGTGTTCTCGCTAGCACTTTTAATGCACCTACTAGATTATTTATAATGGGTTCACCTCTACGATTAAATGACGTATTGAGAAGAACTCCATCAAACGCAGTGAGTATATCGTAGAATAATGGATTGGTATCTTGGTCTACAACGTGTAGACGAGTCGTGTTGTCTATGTGAGTGACGGCGTTTAGTTTGTTTTGATATCTTGGTTTTACCTTTGCGACATATGACATGTGTTCCATGTTATCAAGACTAGAGGACTCAAAATACTTGTTGCAATCTTCTTTGCGACAGGCAGCCGCATATGGTCTGAACCACTCTCTGAATTTTACAGTAGAATTTAGTTTTTCTTTTGCGGTTCTAATAGATGCGTCACATATGATTGACCTGTGTCCAAGAGCTCTAGGCCCGACCTCAACATCACCTTGAATCAAACCAATGACTTTACCATCACGAAGTCTCTGTCCAATCTCTTCGATAGTAACTTCAGTATCAAAGAACTTAGGACGATTGTGTAGGTCTCTGTCATTCATCGAGAATGCAGGGCCTGCAAATCTAAGGTCATAATCTGTTTTCTTGAGAAGATTTAGTCTACTCATTTCTCGGAACATCATACCTACAGACAATCCACCATCTTCAGGATTCGGTGGAACATACACATTTATATCTGGAAATGTTTGTCTTACTTTCTCATTTGCTAGGACGTTCATTGCAGAACCACCAGTGAGAATGAGATTATTGTCATGGAGTTTGATGTCGTCTATGAAGTGTTCTTTAATAATATCAATAAGTGTTTCTTCAAAAAAGGATTGAAGTGTAGCGGCAATCATATATTGAGATGCCCCATTGATTGATACTCTTCCTCTGTTTTCAGGAAACTTTTCAAGAAAGTGTGATGCAGTATATGCTCCAAATCTCTGGTCGTCTATACCAAACACCTCTTGTGCCATGGCCCGATAACCATCACACGTTATAAGATTTTCACGATGTTTATGAAAGTCTCTATTTCTGTCAACAAGGGATTGAACATCTCTTGGTTTTGGACTAGCATATGCCGCCATTGCCATCACCTTACCAACCACACCTAAAGAATATCCATGAGATGTGTTAGCATAAACTTCGTTTAGTGGATATGAGTTTGATTGATAGAACCCTGATATATGATATCCATAATTAGTTCCAGTTATCTGTTTCTTATTTCTAAATGTTGCTGTGCGAAAATGTGTATCGTCTCCACCATTATCGAATGATATCACAAAAGCATTATCGAATCCAGACTGACCATATCCACACCAAGCATGTGCGTCATGATGATGAATGGAATCACTAGATTCGTAAGCGCCATAGGTTGTTATTATTTTATCTTCAACGAAGACTTTGCCAGTAAAATCACCCAATGCACTAGTTCTCTCGACAACATGAGGTGTATCTGAAAATAGATTGGCACTATTAAACTTTATATAAACATTACTAAATTCTTTAGAACCATAGAGGTCTAATACACTATCTTGACAAAAAACAAAGTCTGAAGTTATCATGTTAGATTTTATGAATAATGAGTGTTTCACTCCTATGATGCGGTCAAACTCATACACAAACATCTTATCAGTGTCAGGTTCATATATGGTTATAGACGAGTCGTGAAAACCCATGTAGTATGTAAGTATCGGTTTCATATCTCTATTTATCCTATTTCAATCTCTGACCCACACATCGGACAATAAATTGGTTCTTCATCAGAGTCAACTACAGACACCTCTGTCTCTGTCTGGCATACAACACAGAATAATTCAAAGATGTCACCCTCCATTATGCCGCAACCTTATCCCAGCCCCAATCACCTTCCATACCATTTACGGAATATTCTGTGACACGTTTCTCAAAGAAGTTGTCGTGGGATGCACCATTCAGAACCCAATCTAACCACGGCAGTGGATTGTCCTTGACACCGAACTTTGGTTTCATACCAAGTTGTAGAAGTCTGCGGTCTGCAATGTGACGGATGTATTGTTTAACATCTTCCTCAGACAGACCTTCCATCTCCATACCATCAAAAGCAAGTTTGATGAAACGGTCTTCGAGTTTGACTACATCTTTTGCCATCTGATAGATTTTAGATTTGAGTTCATCATTGACGATACGAGGATGTTCCTCGCAGAACTCACGGAAGAGTTTCGCATTACCCTGAACGTGAACAGTCTCGTCACGAATAGACCACTCAACGATTGTTCCCATACCCTTCATCTTACCGAATCTTTGGAAGTTCAACAACATTACAAACGATGCGAACACTGACAAACCCTCGTTGAATACAGACTGTGCAAGTGCTAATGCAAGTCCTGTGTGACTGTTGATATCACCCTGTTTCATGAAGTCAATCTTGTCGGACATCTCTTTGTATTCGAGGAACATATGAAAATCCTCATCAGGTAAACCTAATGTGTCATTCAACAATGCATATGCACGTTGGTGAACAGCCTCACGACCTGCAAACGATGATAACATATTACGGACTTCGTTGTTCTTAAACTTTGGTATCAGGAGTTCATGATAGTTCTCACCGACTTGCACATCTGATTGTGTGAACAGACGAAGAACCTGTGTGATAAAGTTCTTTTCTGGTTCAGTCAGTTTGGTTTTCCAATCCTGAACATCTTCGGATAGTTCTGCTTCATCTTCTACCCAATGAATCTCTTCGTGTTTCTTTGATAAGTCTACTGCCCACGGATATAGAAATGGACGATATGTTTTTGAAAAATCTAGTAGTGACATGTTTACCCCTCACAAGCTCGGCATTCTTCGCCTTCTTCGGTTTCGATTGATTTGTTAAAATATTCCATAAGTTCGTCATAACCTCCGACATATTCACCTTGTAAATATATCTGAGGAACAGTTCTAACATCTCGACCTGTCACCTCACGAGCAGTTTTACCTACTTCTTTCAGGTCGATGTAATCAAAAGGAATACCACGCAAGCGAAGTTCTTCCTTTGCCATTGAACAGAATGGACAGTCTGACTTGCCATATACAATAGAACGCATATCACCTTGCAATGCAACACGTTCTACCTTCTCAGACACGTTCTCTGCCCTTTGTTTTGATTCAGTGCGTAGATAGTAAAGACCTTTCAATCCTTGTTTCCACGCATTAAAATGAACTTTATTTACATAAGATTTATTCGCACCAGACGGAAAAAATAAATTTACAGATTGACCCTGACAAATAAAATCCTGACGTTCTGCGGCATGTTGCACTACCCACATCTGGTCAAGTTCATCAGCAGTTTTGTAGATTGCCTTCTCACCCTCTGTGAGAAATGGCAAATGTTGGACTGACCCTTTCTTGGTAATGATAGATGTCCAAGTCGAGTCGTTGTTCTCACCTTTTTCTTCAAGCAGTTCTTGAAGGTATTTATTCTTTACAAGAAATGAACCAGCACGAGTTCGGTGAGTATACGCATTTGCCTTCATCGGTTCGATAGAAGGACTTGTGGATAGAATTATTCCACTGGAAGCGTTTGGTGCAATAGCAAGCAAGTGAGAGTTTCTCCTTCCACTTCCTTCACCGTCAAGATACTCACCACGTTCTTGGGCAAGGAGTTCTGTTTCTGCGACTGCTTCTGATTTGATGTGGTCAAATACTGTTTTGTTGATTTCTCTTGCGGCTTCTGATTCCCATGCGACTCCATGTTTTTGTAACAAACTGTGGAATCCCATTGCACCGAGTCCGAGAGACCTCTCTCTAACTGCGCTGTATTTAGCACGCTCGATGGTATCGGGCGCCTCGTCAATGAAGAATTGCAGGACATTATCAAGCATCCGCACAAGGTCACGCACAATAGTCGTATCTTTCCATTCATCATAATACTCTAAGTTTAAAGATGATAGGCAACAGACCGCAGTCCTATCATCAGATGTTGGTAAGTGGATTTCATTACATAGGTTTGACCCATGAATTTTAAGTCCTTTGTCTTTCAATGGTTGCGGTAATGCATTGTTTGCTGTATCAATAAAGTTTAGATATGGTTCACCTGTTCGAAAACGAATCTCAAGAAGACGTTCCCATAACTTACGAGCATTGACTGTATCTCTTACACTATTGTCTTTCGGGTCACGAAGTTCAAAATCATCATCATTGACTACACATACCATAAATTCATCTGTGACATTTATTGCATTGTGAAGATTAAGTGCTTTGCGTTGCACGTCACCTGTGGGAATACGCATATTCATAAACTCAACAATGTCTGGATGTGAGATATCCATGTATGCGGCATATGAACCCTTGCGTGTCTTACCCTGACGATAAGCAATCATGTCTGCATCTACTGTATGCAGAAATGGGATGGGGCCTGGAGCGATATCTGAGACCGTTCGCACATCAGACCAATGTCCGCCAACACCGCCGCCATAAACACTGAGCCAACGAAGCTCAGAAGAATGGCTAATAAGACCCTCAAGAGTATCGGGGACATATGTGAGAAAACACGAGATAGGCATCCCCTTTCCCTTTTTCTCTCCATTGGGAGCGTTCGATAATACTGGACTAGCAAACATAAAATACTTGTTGCTAACATAATCATATAAACGTTGTGCAAGTGCATCATCCATTTCCTCTCTGTATCGTGACCATGCACCTGCGGCACGAGCAAACCCCTCTTGAGGACTCTTTTCATATTCATTCAGATAGAAATCTTTGAGCATACCTACGGCGTAGTCTGCTAATAGATTATCTTTCTTTTTATCAATTTTTAGGGTATGCATGGTTGTCCTCGGCTATAGATTTGAGTTGAAAGTATAACATAATATAGAGTAAAAGTCAAGTTACTTTCGCATTTTATCTATAGCACGAGAACCAAACCAAAACGAGATGATTGCAGCGAAGATTGCCTTGGTATCATCATCCCAAAGAATCTGAATGGCTTCTGAAAAGTCTGTGCCTTTTTCGAGCGCTTCCATCAAAAGTGTTATTTCAATAACAGCAAACAACCCAAAAAAGCAATATGTAATGACAGGTCTAACTGACTTCTGTAAACCAGCAATAAACCCTGTGCCTTGATTAATAGAGATATCATGTTGAATTAACCTATCGTGTTCATTGTCTGCGGCCTGTGCTTCCCATGCTCTTAACTCATGGTCGAACCCTGCTTTACGCAGTTCAGCAAGAGTTTTCATTTTTTCAAGTTCAAACTTCTGTTGACCTTTTTGTTTGAAATGGTCTGTTATGGCAGGGACAACCGAACCACCAAAACCTAATAGACTACCAAGAATACCACTAAGCATTATTCACTCCTATTTGTTTTTCTTTTGTTTAGTAATCTTCTTCATCTTTTCGATGTATGCACGATAGACATTTGCTTCTGCTGTCTTACCCATCACTCTTGCTCTTTGTTCCATAGCAATCGCTGCTTGTATTTTGTGTGCATGAGTTCTACTAGAAGATTCTATTTTATTTACACTTGTCTTTGCAGTTTCAACATCTTTGAAACCAAGACCATGAATAGTTCCTTTCGGATTTTCGTCCGTGTATAAATCTGAGTGTTTGTCTGACCCAGCTGGTTGACCTTTTTTTCTAGGTATTCTAGATGCTTCGTATTTTGCTAGAATCCTTTCTCGCATCAGGTTTTCACTTTTTGTTCTATTTTCGATAAACCTACGAATAACGTTCTCTCGGTCTTTTTTTCTTTTCTTCATATGAACAGGGACAATCTTTTCTGGATTGTCCCCTGCTCCTGCTACTGAGGATGTGCTTGTCATCTCCTCATTAGCTTCTCCCTTTGCTCTTTTTAGTTGGTTTGGAGTCGGTGCGCCCTTCTCCCCCTTCTTTCTCATCTTCTCACCAGAACCTCTTTTGATTCTCTCTCTTTTCTTGTGAATGTTTGCCCAGAGACTTTCGTAATTCATTTCGTGATTTCCGCAGTAGAGAAGTAGACATTCTGTCCTGAATTTAAATGTTGTCCTTTATATATATTAATTCCAAGTTCTTCACCAATAGGAGAATTTTCAATAACTCTAATCTGGTCATTCTTATTCACAACTTCTTCAAGTTGTGTTGTAATTGTATCATACTTCATACGATATATGCCAGGTGAGAGATTGTCTCCTTCTATCATAAACCACTGACTTTCTTCGGCAAGACAATCTAACAAGTCTATACCTGTCTGTTCGTGTATCTCATTTATTTGTTTATTGTTGAGTTCACCATGTTCTCGAATAAGAAGAAGTGCCGCACCATATCTGGCGAGAATAGATTGACCGCCAGGCGCCTTTGACATGATTCTTTTGAGGTTGACTACCAGACGAATAAAGGGTGTGTAGTGTTTGCGATATGCGGCTCGGTCATCTGCACTGTTGGTATTGAAGTCTGGATTTTTCTTACCTTCTTTGTCGATGATACCTGCTTCATATGCCCCTAACTTTTCGAATGGTGTTACGAGAAGTTTAAGAAATCGAATCGTATAAACGAGGTCGGCTGCTGTCTTTAGAATACCCATAGTCCTATTTATATCTCCCGAAGTCTTTCAACAACAAATTTATCCATTTCAATGTTAGTGTATTCTGTATTTTTTACTGCTTTGAGAAAGATAAGAAATGGTTTGAGTATTTCCCAATATTCTAATTCAATTTTGAGTTCAAGAATATTGAGACCTGCATCGTAACCAAACACATTGAATATCACAATGAGATGATTAATGATGAGTCGTTCAGACAGTTCACCACTCTGTCGATAACGGTTCAACAGTCGTTTAACATATTTGAATTTTTTTAGGTCTTCGAAGAACTCTTCGCTGTCAATACACTTAGGATTATAATAATGTTTCGCAGCGTATACGACTAAATTCTCTTTTGTAAGTCTCATAACAATTCCAAATAAACGGTTTTACTCCGATTATTTAGGGATTACTAAGAGTCCTCTTCAACTATCTCTTCTTTTAATTCCTGAAGAGATTTCGTGTAATGTTCCGCAGTTGCTTCGGCTTCTACCTCAGTCATATCCTCAACAGATTTATTTGCAACAGGTGCTTCTGTGAGAGTCGTAAACTGTTTTGGTTTACTTCTTTTCTTTGACTTAGTTACAACCTTGACGGATTCTCTTTTGATTGTTTTCACACCAAAAAATTCGTCAATGTCACTTTGTTTGAAACCACCAGATACATAAAGTTCACCTGTATCTGGGTCTTCCCAACCACGATTAGTTGGAACTGCGTTACTACACCATGAAGGAGCTTTGATTGTCATAATTATTTACCTCTACGATTATTCATTCTTTCAAGAAATTCTTTTGCAGCCTTTGTGCGACCATCAAAAGGATTTTGATTTTCTGTATCTTTTCTATTTTCACCTGCAAGTTCACGGCGGGCAAGTTCAACCATTGATATAGAACCATCTTTAGTATCCATATCAATATCCTCTTTTACATTAGTGTCACCACTCTGATTATCTTGAGGACGTTTACCTGATTTGGGTTTCGTTCCATCTTTCTCAGCTTTGGTAGTTGTAGCAACACCATCCTCATAATTGTCTTCTATTTTCTTGTCAGACTTCTTATGAGCATTTTCAAATTCTTTAGACTTAGGAGACTCTTTATCATCATAGTCTTCACCATTGTTCTGGTCTTGCTTACGTTTTCCCTTATGCTCTGCTTCCCATAAACGTTCGAACATAGAATTTAACTCGTCAATCTCTTCTCCGATTTTTGAGATTTCTGCTGTCTTATCGTCTGTTTTTGGGTTTCCATTTTTCTTTTTCTTTTTCTCATCATCTCCATTGGCGGTATCGGGTTTATCCTCACCATTCTCATCATCACCATGTTCGTCTTCCTTCGTTATTGCTTTACTGACCGCTTTTCTTCTCTTGTGAAGATACTCGTCAGATGAATCTACATCACCATCGTTATCGATGTCTTTGTCTTTACGGTCTTTGAACTTTTTCTTGACTGCTTTAGGTTGGACTTTATCCATACCATCACCATCGTCAGACTTGTCGTTAGTGTTGTCTTCTTTTGAAAGTCTTGCTTCCTCTGCTTTCACATCATACTCTTTTCCACCAACTACAAATTTTTCATCACCATTCTTTTTTGCAGCTTGTAGAGCCGCACCGAATGCATTACCTTCAGTTTTCTTTTTCTTCATATGATGGGCTTCTTCGATGACTTCCATGTCAGAGGCAGGAACTTTCTTCTCAAGACCATGCTTGAACTGAACGTCATACCACTCAACATTACCTTCATCATCAGGTATTGCGTGTGATTCATAGACAGGTTTACCAAGACCCCATTCAGGGTGGTTGACTGTGATTGCACAGTTGTGGTCTTTGCTGTGACACAGTTCTTTTATTTCGTCATCCGTATAACCGATTTGTGGCGAAACTACGGATGCAAATGCCTCACCCAATCTTTTTATGTCAGAAGTTCTCATTTTATTTTTTCTCCGTTGTTACATCCACTTGTTCACGCCAGTGGCGGCGACTATAGCTGCTAATAAAATCCAAAAGGCCTTTTGAATGAAACTAACGACTCGTGAGTTATCATTCACCTTATCGTTCAGTGCATCAAGTTTTGACGAGAACTTATTCATGCGTTCATGTTGATTCGCATTGTATTGTTCTATAGATATGAGTCTTTCCTCTGCCCGAGCAATAGAAATCATTGCGTCAGCAAGTTTATCAATCTTTTCCTCAATACGGTCTAACCGTTGAGTTTGAGTCTGTCTCGCCACTTGTCTTACTTCCTGTTTCATTTTTTTCCCATAGGATTTATAACTTTATTTATATAAATTTAGTTTTTATTCCCACATTTTTATCACGAGATTACCATAACCCTTTATGATACGATGATACTCCATCGCCTTTATCTCGTAAACTACACCATGTTCCATGATAATAGGTTTCTCGTTGTCTTTCTGCAACTTCCATGCAGTTCCTTCGATAACCATAATTTGTCTATCATTTTGGTCACGATGCCAAACCAAATCCTCTTCATCAACATATTTTGAAAAGACTCTAATGTCTTTATTTTGATAATAAGGTTGCATGTAATCACCAAAAGAAGTTTCCACCACCACTTAATCCTAATTGTTTTGCATATCTTGGTAATCGACACGCCCAATATCCAGCCTTTGTTTTATCGTTTTGTTGGTCACATCTATGACGAGCGGCAAATGATTTACGAGCCTGCTTGTCATTTAGTTTGACCTTCAATCCTGTGGTGTCACCCCATGTAACCTTCTTCACGTTACCACTTGAAGGGTCACGAACATACACATAGTATTTCTTCGGCCCACCTCTCTTCGGTTGATTTAGAGGCATATCTTGTTTGTCTTCTTCAAAGATACAATCTAGTGCGACATTTTCTCCACGCCATTCTGCGAACTCGCCGAGGTCAGACTCCATGATATCTATATCTGCGACATCTAACTCAAGGTCACCTGCATAATACTTCTCTCTTGCTTCACGAAAGTATTCGAAATACTTCTCTGACCCAACACGAAAAATGTTGTTTTCAATAAGAGAAGAGCAAGTACCACAACACTCATCAGTTCCACAATCTGTGTGTTCAGTAAATGTTTTCATTATCTACCTAAGATTTTCTTGATGTCTGCGAGAGACCTGATGCTCTTTTGGAATTTCTCTTTTTCATTCGGTTTTGAAAGGCCATCAAAACGAGCCAATGTCGCTTTCGCTTGGTCTCTAGAAACTTTTCCTTTTCCTCTGTTAAATACAACTTCTGCTCCTGTTGGTAAATCAGCCGCCTTACGCAACTGCATGATAATATTTTTAGAAGCAGCCTTTCTATCGTCATCGGTTGCTTCAGTGTCTTTGTCTTTTTTGGTGAGTGCCATACCTTTGGTTGCACCACGAGACTTCATCGCTCTTCTCGCATCAGCAGCGGCACTTGCCTCATTCTTTGGTTTCTCACCACGTTCTTTCTTTGAGATTGCAATCGCAGCTTGTTGAGCAGGAGAGACTGCTTCACCTAAACCTTGTTTAAGTTTGATTTTAGGTAATGCTCTTTGAAGATTTTTGAACTGAGCATCAGATAAGATAATTTGGCCACCAATTTCGCTTGCGCTTGTGCCTTTTTTGACAGTTATCTCAACTCCTAGTTTTCCTTTACCAGCCGCAAACCTTACTATTTGTATACCACCTTTATTGTATAAATCGGTGGCTTCATTAAGTTCGACTTCTTCAGCAAGCAACCAACCCTTTGAGAGATACTCTTTCTGTTTCGATTTGTCGATAACGATAACCTTGTGTCGTTTACCTGACATCATCTTGACAACCATAACTTCTTTCTTAGGGTCAATCAACTGACGAACAGATTTTTCCTCTGCAACACGTTTTGCCGTGGCGGTTGCAATTGCCATCTTCTTGTCCATAGGCATGTCAGGTTCGTCCTTTTTCATTGCTTTCGCTATTTCATTTCTTTTCTTTATCTCAGCGGGAGTGAGTGTTTTCTCTTCAACAGACTTAGACTTCTTTACCAAGGAGGTAACTGTATCTATATGTCCTTGATGATAATCATGGTCATCAGCACTTAGTCCTGCATCTGCAATTTTCTTTTTCGCAACATCAACCATACCTTTCATTTTTTCAAGGTCAGTCTCATCAATATTACCATCAAGACCTTTTCTTTCAATTGCAAGATAGTCATCTACTGCTTGGGCTGCACTAAGAATTTCTTCTTTATTGTCTTTGGTCTCGTAATCTTTTTTAAACGCCTTTATTGCGCCAGGACATAATTCCATATCGTCAAAGGTTTTATTTCCTATTTTTGTTTCTTCAAATAAATATCTAAACTTTTTCATTACGCTAAGTCCTTATCGTGATTTAAGTTGCCCTTTTTCTTTTTTACAATAAATGCATTAACTCGTGCATATCCCCACTGAGAAGGTGTTGTGCCAGGCCTGTGTCCAGTTCTCCATGCGGCAACACCACGGTCAAAGACTTTCTTGAGTGTTCCATAAGAGATACCAGACTTCGATGCTTTCTTTGCAAGTGCCTCATTTTTTTCCTGAAGAGACTCGTCCAGTCTCTCTGCATAAAATTTTCTAAAGGTTTTTCTGCCACTCATGGTTGTGTCTCTCTGTTTTTTTGTTGTGCTTTTGCGAGTCGTCTTGCATCTCTTGCTTTATCAAGAGTTGCACGATATTGTTTTTTCAAGTCTTCTTTATCATCTTTATAATCAGTTCTTATTTTTATAACCTCTGGGTCAGTCTCAGCCTTCAACTCAAGATGTTTTGGAAGAAGACCTTTCTTTATCATCTGATTCATATACTGTAGAACTTGTCTTGGAGATTCGACACCAAGTTCATGTCTCAGAAAATCATACGCACCTGATTGTCCTGCCTTCGGATTCTTACGTCTCCAATCAAGATACAATCGAACCGCCTTCTGATATTTCTTTTTGTTTACAATTTTATCCAATGCTTTATCTAAGGCTGGACTCAACACTCCTGTCGCAGACTTCGTGCCAAACGCACCAGTGCTACCTATCTTTTCATCAAACATCTTCTTATATGCTTTGGTATACTTTGATGGTTTGGTCTCTGCACCCTTATCGCCAGGCGCTGGTTTGTATGCAGATGGGTCATCATCATCCTTTGCAGTGCCTTTCTTGAAATGTGCGGCACGTTTCTTCTTGGTTGACTTTGACATGTCATCGCCTTCAGCATCCTTCGCATAATACTTTGCAGGCTGTGTTCCTTTTACATCCTTACCAATCTCTTTGTCCTGACGTGCTTTCTTCTCGACCAGTTCTACATCGTCTAACCACTTGCGATATCTTTTTTGATTCACTTCTACAATGACATAGTTCGCACCAAGCATAGAGACAATACCAACCTCTCCACTTTCTTTGATAATAACATCATCACCGATTTCAAACAAATCACCTGAGACATATGCCTCACGAGTATCGTCTAATTTACCTAAATCGATATGACGTTTGAAAGAACGTTCTTCTTTGATACCAAGTCCTGCTCGAACTTTGTTAAAGAGTGTGCGAGTATCTTTGTCAGAAAATCCTTTGGGAACACCCTGTGCGAATGCCGCATAGTCATTATCCTTTGCTGACGCACGTTGCTTGGATGCAGACATTCCTTCAACACCCTCTGCATCAGGGTCACGTTGACCAGCAGATACAATATTGATTGTCTCGAAGTTATAAAAACCATGTTTGGCTTTCTTACCATTGTATTTTTTCAATAGAGTTTCGAACTCATTCAAACGGTCTTGACCGACAACCATGTTGATTTTACGATATCCCAAATCATAAAGTTTTGCGGCTACGTCAAAAACATTACGAATCTTTTTATCGGCAATGATATTGCGACCATGTTTGGGAAACATCTTACGAAGAGTTTTGATTTTATCAGAATAAGACAATGGGTCTTTCTCACCTGTTGTCTGAGATACAAAGATTTTATAATCTGCACCTCTCGCCTTTTTAACAATCGTATCGATAACTTTACCATGACCAATTGTCGGAGGATTCATTCTACCAAATGTAAAGAATACCTCACGTTCCGACTCAACCAGATACGATTTAAAATTCTTAATTACCACTACCGCCGCCTTTTTTCTTTTCAATCTCTTTCTTACGAATCTTCGGAAGCATCTTCCTCGCAAGTTTATCAATCTTTGGTTTCATCTTATCTAGACGTTTCTCAATATCTGTTCTTCGTGCTAATCCAAGGTCACTCTTATCTTGACCCTTTGTTATTTTCTTAGCAAAGAAGTTCCTTGCTTGTTTGGCAGCTCTTTTCTTGAGAACATCAACAGATGCAACTTTTCTCTCTGCTCTCTTACGACCAAGAGCAATTTTTGCTTTCATCTTTTTCATCTGACGAGATTTTGCCATGCGTTGTTGCACAGTGAGTGCCTCATAAGGGCCTTCACCATCATCACGTTTACGTCTTTTGGCATTGTATGCTAACTGACCATCACCTGTTTCAGTGTAGTCAACGGTAAGAAAATCTTTAAAACCTAATGGTTTTGGCATTTGGTCTACCTCTTTGGTTTATCCCATCCCTTCAGCACATCAGGACTGAAGTTGTTATACGAAAATTCAAGGCGGTCAACCAACTTGACCGCATCACCACCTAATTTGTCAATCGCAACAAAACCTTCCGCACCTGTAGTCTTATAACCAGTTTTGGTTTTTACAAAAGCGTCATAGTTTTGTATACTATTAAGTTTATTTATAAGTTTTAATTTTGCTAATACAATATTTTTCTGTAGTTCAAACATATTGACGAGAGACTTCTTGTTCTTGTTTGAAAAAAAGGTGAGAATATCGTCTAATTTCTTTTGTTGAGTCGCTTTACCCTTCTCACTCTTTCGTTTTTCTATCTCTTTTGCGAACTTATTCTCAATCCATTTGATAAGACCTGTGACATGTCTACGACTATCAGGTATCATCTGTCCTTCACGCACATATGTATTGTTGTATTGTTCGATGAGTTGTGCAAGTTCTTGATTGTTCTCTAGTTCACGCAGTGTCGAACCTGCAATCTTATTGAATATCTTACCAGCCGTTGACAGGTTCTTGGTAACTTCGGCAGTCTCTTTGTCATCCATAGTTGCACCACCGACATCACGCAACATCGCATCTGCTGAGTAAACATTCTTAGATGACTTGAACTTAGATACATCAACACCATACTTTGCTTTCATCGACTCGAAGTCTTTACCTGTATAGGTTGTGTGCCAAACAATACCAATCTGTGCTTTGCGTATGGTATCTGCCTGTTCGTATGGAACAGCATAGATAATTGTATTGGGGTGAAAGGTTGTGTATTTCTGTCCATCGATTTTCTTCGTCTCAACGTCTCCTTTTGAGAACAAGAAGTCTCCTTGAATAACACCCTTGATATTAAGGTCTGGTAGATACTTCAACGCAGCCTTCATCTTATCTGCAAGGTCACCAGACATATCTGCATCAATCTCTGCATTGGTTTTATAGACCTTTGGATTCTTAGCAAAGATACCTTTCTTTGCGACAAAGAACTCACCATCACGAGGGTCTTGACCACAAAAGATTGCAGGCGCACCATCCCACTTGGTAGATAGTTTACTTTTAGACTGACCACCTAACATATCACGCAACTCACGCAATGCATTGATTGCCTGTCGTGTTCCATTCACACCACCATAGAGAACCTTATCCTCGATATGGGTCATGTGAGTGTTCTTCTGTTCTGTTATATAATTTCTAAAACCAACCATTGTCGTAATCTTCTTTATATATTTTTCTTATATCATCTATCATCTTGAGTGATAAATCTTTCTCTTTCCAAATCGATTTTGATATTGTAGCCTTTACTCTATCAAGTTCACAATCAATCTCATTCTCAATAAATGTCACACATTCCTCAAAGTTTTCAAAATCAAATACCTTATCATACTGACTTAGGTCACCCCCACATTCATATTGAGAACGAAACTCTGGTCTTAAAGGCCAGTATTTTCCACCATTTATAATCTTTCCTATTTCCCATTTAGTCCAATCTGGAACTTTTTCATTATATCTTGCTTTCATAAAACCATAAAAGTTTATTGAAAAATTCACTGCACTTAAATATCTTTTTATCGGGTCTCTCTTTATCGTTATTCTTTTCACATTCCGAAACTCATTTGAGACCATAGAATTTTGTAAAGTCAAGTCATACCAGTTTGAGGTAACTTGTTTACTCTCAATGCCATTTAGATGTGACCACATAATCTTGAGTGATGACGAACAATTTTTCGGTATCAAACAAACATCTAAAACATCATCAAAGTATAATACTTCACTAACCAACTTTTAATCCATTATAAAGTGTTTTCAAACTCCATTGTTTAAGTTTACCACCTGAACTCGAACGAACCGACATTGCAAGCGTTACCTTCTCGTCTCCCGACCTCAATTCAATAAACCAGTTCTGTTTCGAACTCCGAGATGAATATGACTTCACGAATCTAACCTGTGGTAGAAATACTCCGAGTTGGTCTTTGTCTGTTATCTCTTCATATGTTCCACTCTTCTCTATTGCTTTAATAACAATAGTCGGAACATCAGGTGCATCTCGAAGTATTGCCTCTTTGATATAGTTCAAAGTCGCATCTTTGTTCTGATTAAATCTTTCAACCAATCCCTGACGAACAATCTCCAGATATTCATCATAGAGTTTGTTTTGTTCTTTGGTCGGAAGTTTATTGATGGTTGCGATTGCTTTTGTTTTATCAGGGTGACGGCCGCCTTTACCACCATCGTGATTACCATACTTAGGAAAATCAGGTATCTTTGAATAAACCTTATCATATACTTTTTTTCGAAGGGCCTCTTTACCTTTAGCGTCATTAAAAGAAGGGCCACTTCTCTCGTTCACAAATACAGTATAATGATAAGTGTTGAGTTGAGGTTCTTTGGTTTTCTTACCACCAGACTTGAGTGATGCACCAAGCATCTTTCCATCTTGATATTCAATAAACATATCGCCTGGATGATTTTGTGGGACACCTTTTGGTTTTGCTCGATATCCCCAATACACTCTTCGTATTGGTTTATCTTTATTTTCATCAATCAAATAGTTGTAAATCGAAATTGCAGCCTTCATCTTTTCGAAATATTTGGATGATGAGTCTGCTCTCTGTAATGTATCTTTTGCGGCCGCTTGGTCTTTAGCACCTACACATTTAAGTTTGCGAGTATCAACTGAGAGTAATCTTTCCATTAATTTGTCAATGTCTTTGTCAGACATACCTGTCGGTTTGATTTGACGTTCAAACATAATACAGGGAAAGAGTTCGGTGATGCTTGCATTGAGTGTAGATTCTCCCATGCCGCCCTTTTTGGGTTTTACGAGAATTATAAATTTACGACCTTCATGTTCTCCGTAAATAGGGTCAACCGAAGATGCGCTTGTTTCTCTTTTTTCAGCACTAATACCTGCATTCTTCAGTCTACGAAGAATCTCATCTCGGTCAGTTTCACGGTCATCAGACGTAACACGAAATTCTATTCTCGATTTCTCACTTGCAGATTTCTGAGTATACTCAAATCCTGAAAACACATCTCCAGCGAGTTCAAAGTCTTCGACTAAGTAGTGATTAAAAGATTTCATCGATATCCCATTTGTTACAAAAGTGTATTATAACACTATTTATAATAAAACGGAAGTGTTATTTTCTTTATTGTATTGTTCAATGGTATCTTTGAGACTATTGACCCAATTATCACGATGTTCGATAAAGACTTGAGGTTCATCCATACCATCAACAGAGATAATTGTAACCAACTGAGTGATAGGCATATCTGTGCGTTCTTCCCACATGATTGCATAACCAGACTCTTGCATGAAGTAGTTCTTAATCATTGAGGGTGTTTTACGTTTACGACTTGTCTTGAAGTCAATGATAGATAACTTACCATCAAACTCTGCAACGCAGTCAACACGACCAGCAAGACCTAGATGTGTAGAATAAAGTGGGGCTTCCTGTGCATATACTTTTCCAATACGTTCATCAAGAGTTGGTTTCATAACAAGAAACGACTCAATGATATCAGGTGTATATCCATCTTTGAAGTTCGGGTCATTGTCAATATACTTCTCGATGATTTCGTGAACCTTTGTGCCTCGTGATGATGCACGATGAGAGATACGATTGGCTTCCTCTTCACCGACACGTTTACGCCATGCGGCGATACCTGCACGACTTAGAATGGATAAGACTGTCGTGATAGAAGGAAGGTTGACTCCTTCGGGTGTCACATACTTACGACCACCATCAACATTAATGGTTTCCATTTCAGTGAGTTCTGTTTGTTCATGTATAAAGGTCATGCTATTGCTTTCAGTAATCCAACGACTAGAATGATAAACATCGTTGTGTTTAAAATAATCAGGGCTCGGTCTTGCCAAATCATAGACACCCATCCCCATAGTGCAGTTCCAACCACACCAAAGATAAGGTCATAGAGTGCATACTCAGGGCCTGCTGACCTACAAATAACACCTGCAATAATAAAGGCTGTCGCTGCCCATTTGACATACCAATCAATAGTATATGAGGGTGTTACCTTCTCGATTAGATTTGTGTTATTTTTTTCTGCCACGAATCCTCTCCATTTTTTTCTTCGATTCCAACCATTTCTCGTATGACAATGGTTTACTTTCTGCTCCGCATTTGAGTTTGCGTTTGGTGAACTCTTTTTTCAACATCTTCTTGGCATCTACACCAATGAATGCACCGACTAGTTCTAACAACGCACGGCGGAAAGAACGACCATGATGCATGTGACCCAAGCAATGTGCCAACTCATGCAACA